TACTCTCCGTTATAACTCTTTCTAGGCAAGGGATAAGGGGCGCAAGCATCTTTAGCGTACTTCTTAATGTGATAGCTCGCTTGTCCTTTTCGTATTTCAAGAGCTTGGGAAATCTCTCTAAGACTCAAGCCCTGTGCGTAAAGGCTATATGCGAGCGCCCCTACGCTGTTTTCAGCAGTCACCGCTCTCATCACCGAATATCGAGTCCCACCAACAAGCGCAGTCCCATTTCTTTTGCGTGATATGATGGTGTCCAATCACTCCTGTGAAGCCGTTGGTCAAATAGTCTTTATCGACAACCCCGTGATAAGGAAGCCCCCCGTACTCCTTCCCGTCTGAACCACAAGGGAACTGATAAGGAATATTGAGGGTCGCACAAAGACTCTTAACCGCCTCGCGGGTTGCCTTTGCTACACGAGGGTCGAGAGAGAGCACCTTTGAGGGACCTCTGTCTGTGGGGTTAGTCATTTCAGAGACGGAATACCCTTTTTTGACGTAATGGTCATGCCATTTCATCGTAGGCTGCTGACAAATGTCGATCCCTACAGAATAAGAGTTAGCCCAACCCCCATGCCATGACTTGTGGTTGAGATCAAGGTATTGGTAAATTGTGGGAACTCCCTCAGGGCTCAGACCAATCCCTGCATGGGAGCTCACTTGGCGGTCGGGAGAGCTAAAGACTCGGTGACAATGGTGAGGGTCAAGACCCCCCCAATGCACCACGATCATAGTGGGGGCTCTGCCCTTGCGAGAAGAGAAATGACCAAAGCGGTGGAGATCAAGACCCCCTGCTTGATCAAAGTTGACGATTTCCACAGAGGAGTCGATGTCTACGCCGACTCTCCTATCATTCACAGTCCAAAAAGCTTGTCCATCTTCAATGGTGTCAAACTTCTTGAGGAGAGCAGACCAAGTTCCTCGACCCATTTTCCCATCGACACTTGCCCCTGCCCCGAAGACATCCTCTTGGAAAGCTTCTACAGCGAGAGCAAAAGCTTCAGAGGAAGGGTTTTGGTCAAAACCAGGATAGCTCTCTATCGCTTTACAGGGGATATTTCCACCCCAACCGACAGAAATTGCTGATTTTGTGTTATAAGAACAGGCGCTTTTTCGGGTATTACTTACCATATCTGACATGAGTGTTCTCCTTGAGGTGAGTATGTCTTTTAGATTATTATTGCGAGATATAGAAGAACTCGCGAAATTGTTGGTTTTGTCTCATCAATCTAGCGGCAAAACGGTAGCTATCTCTAGAAATAATAATATCTGGGTGAATTTATCTGCTAAATCTACCATCAATGAATGGTCTCCTAAACATAAAATTGTACAGACATCATTCTTAGATGTTGTCGGGTCAGGCGATGGGGGTAAGCTTGGGGCGTTCATTACTATATCTCTAATCCGATCCCTCGCGAAGCATGAAAACGGTGGACACCCCGATCTAACGAGACAGCTTATTTCAGAGTTGGAAGATGTTATAAGCGAGCTAGAGAAATACTCTAAAGAGAGTAGCTTGTCTGACATGACCTCGCTCGCCAAGGATATCGACTTCTCTGAACAACTCGCTTCTGCTGTTATGCTAGGTGGAGTGGATACCCATATCTCTCTTGAAAAGTATGAAGGGACTGAGGTTGAAATAGTCGAGTCTGAGTCTTTTATTTCAGAAGCCAAGCCTCATATCCAAAGTGATGACGTTATACTTAAAGGGGCGATGTTTGCATTTCACACTCAAAGGCTCACGGATTTTGAACAAGTCCGACCGATCTTAGAAGAAATGGGGGCATTCAAAAACAGACCCCTTATTCTTCTCGCACCTATGCTCAGAGGGTCTGCCCTTGCTACTCTAAAAAAGAACAGAGAAGAAGGGGAAATAGAAGCTTATGGGGTCGAAGTCCCTCTTATCACATGGGGGAAAGGGTGGCTTGAAGACGTAGCTTCATTTACAGGGGGTAAGCTATTCGAGCCCCATGTAGAGAGCTTTACTCCCCTACACTTTGGCTCTGCCAAAGAAGTCGTTTTAAAGAGCAACGAAATAATCATAGACCCTTATGAAGACCACGCTGAAATAACAGCAAAGAGAATAGATCAGCTTTTATATGAAGCGAACAATTCTCCCCATGCCCACACCCAAGACTTGTGGAGAAAAAGAGCCTCTAGTCTTTCAGGGTCTTTAATCCGAGTGAAAATTGGGGGGGTGACAGAGGGGGAAGCGCGACTAAGAAGGAGCAAAGCGGAGAAGCATCTGATTTCTATGGTCAGCATGGTTGAATCGGGTCATGTTGAGGGCGCAATACCAACTCTTTCTTATATAAAAGGATACCACCCCATAATAGACAGAGCATTGATTGCTCCACTAAGAGTGGTAGGCATGAACAAAAAGACCCCCGCACTCGACCGAGTTCTATCTGAGAACCCTGTGCTATTCGAGCCATTCCCGTTAGAAAGACTCATTTCAATACTCAGGAGTAGCTTTTCTGTCGCAACCACTCTCTGCTCTATCGGGCACATAATCAGGAAGAAATAAATGGATATACAGAAACAAGGACCCGATGACCCCCTTTTCAAAGGAAATGTGAATTGGGTAATTTCAAAAGGGGATAGCCCAAAAGAGGCATTTCAAAAGGCAAAGAAGAAAGCCCCTTTTCTCCGAGATAAAAAGAGATACCTGTTCTGTCGGTTTGAGGGGAAAATCGTTGTCTCCATCAATAACATTCGAGAAGCCCTCTCGCGCATCCTTTACCCCCCCTCAACAAGAAGCTCCTGCAACGCTTTCATTATTGACGAAGGCGTTTTCCTTTTTTTCGTGGCTGTCATCCCCCCCTCAGAGCAACTCTTAATGGATGCTCTCAAAGAAAATGAAGAGCTAGGGTGTATGACCCCCGAAACGAAGGAGAGGATTAGAGAACACCTCTCTTACACACGAGAAAGATTTAGAATAAAAGACGGGTTGAAATGATTATCACTATCTTGAGAAAGCCTCTTGAGGGCTCTGTAGCCGATAACACTCTGAAACACGGGTGCGGGGCTCTTAATATAGACGCAACTCGTGTCCCAACGTCTGACCCTAATTATTTCAGAAATTGGGATAGAGAGCAGTCTAAAAATCAAGGGATAGCATCAACGGGCTTAAAAGAAGTGAACCTCTCGGAGTATGTCTCTGAAAAAGGAAGGTGGCCTGCAAATCTTGTCCTTACTTCTGATACACATACAGACGATATCCCAAAAGACATCTTCATCCGTCTGAGTAAAGGTGATCATAAATGAAGAAATATGTCCTCATAGATGCTGTAGAAGGGCAGTCTCTTAAGCGCACTTATAAAGATCTAGTTCAAGCGGAGCATGAGGATTTTAAGAAGTACTCTAGGTACGTCATGCCTCGTGGGAAGGTTCTTCATACAAAAGAAGAAGCATTTGAGTTCATGCTCTCGGACTCCTATGAGAAAACAAAAAAACCCCGTTTGGGGACTTGTATTGTGATCATCATACAGGGGAATCCAAACAATCAATACTTATTCTACATCAACTCTGATTATTCAGAGCCAAAAGGAGAGTAGAATGGAAAACGCAAAGCAAATCGGGGAGCTTTTTGGCAATCTCTTTGAGAAAACGAACGGAGATATTTCTGTCACAAAGACGGAGACAGACTTTTGGATTGTTGCTTATAAGGGAAAGCAAACCTCATCCGAGAATCTTTTTGATGCCTTACGAGAGGCGCTCTTTGATCTGACTCCTATTGCCCGCGCCAAAATGAGCGTGAAGGACACAATCGAGAGCAAATTCTTAGAAATTAATGAGCAATTTACTAACGGGAGAAGCTTAGCAGATATTTATCGTGCTCTTGTGGTCGAAAGTATCATGCAAGAAGAGGGCTTCTCCTCTTTTGTTAAGTTTTTCCACCAAAAGAAAAAAGAGGTCTTAGAGATGGAAAAGTACACGCTCTTTAGCAAAGAGGGGCTACTTTTAGAAGGGCAACTCGACCCGTTCGGAAATGAGCGATATACGCTCACTTTAACTGATGATAGTGGAGTCAAACTAAGTAAAGAAGTGACCGCTAACTTGGCGAGGACTCTCGTTTCGGGGGGTCTGACTTATCGCCACAAGACGACTTGCTCCTCTTGCAAAAGACCCTATCGCCTTGAGGGTTCTCCTCAAGGCGATAACTATTGCCCCACCAAAGTAGAAACCCTGTCGATTTGGTCAAGCATGGATATCGCACCCACAGGTTGGGAAGAAGCGATGGGAAATCAATATAATGTGCTTGATTCTTACATTGTCTTTGAAAAAAAAACCTGTGAGGAAGAGCTAAAATCGGTCGATGACATTTTAGATGATATTTTTTGATCAGCCCTTGCTTCACGATTCTTCAAACAATTTAAGAAAGACAATAACTAATGATAGAAATCAAAATAGGTAATTGCACCGAGAGGTTTAAAGACCTAGATGATAACTCAATAGACGCGATCATCTGTGACCCACCTTATGGACTGAAATTTATGGCTAAGGGGTGGGATAACATAGGTGAAGGCTCTCAACAGAGAGAGTGGCACAGAGAGTGGCTTAAGGAAGCCCATAGAGTTCTTAAGCCTAATGGTGTCCTCAAGGCTTTCTCAGGGTCGAGGACATTCCACCACTTAATAGCGATGATGGGGGAAATAGGTTTCTCAGACTTACGAGTAGAGAGTTGGAGTTATGGGAGTGGTTTCCCTAAGTCTCATAACTTGTCCAAGCAGTTTGAGAAAAAAGCAGGGGCTGAGGGAGAAATCATCGGCCCTCAAAAGGGCGTTTCAGTTGAGGACTCTCAAGGTCATGGTGGTATAGCTAGAGGAGCTACAGGGATTAAACAGAAAGCAGTTGACCTGCCTGTACGCGCCCTTGTCACGAAAGAAGCCCAACAATGGGAAGGTTGGGGGACAGCCCTCAAACCCTCTTGGGAGCCTATTTGCATTGGAGTTAAGAAAGATGAAGATCAGAGTTGAGTGGGACTTTGAGGATACTGAGTATGAGGACACGCCCTATAATGACGCTGTTGACGAAGCAGGGTTGCCCCACGAAATAAAGCTCCCCCCTGATGTCGCGTATGAAGATGATGATGGCATTTCAGATTGGCTCTCGGAGCAGTATGGCTATACGACTCTCGATTGGTGGTCTGTATGATCATCACATTACTGAGAAAGCCCCTAGAGGGAACAGTCGCAGAAAACACTCTTAAACATGGGTGTGGGGCTATCAATATAGACGCAAGTCGTGTTGACACCTCTGATAACCTTAATGGGGGGGCTTATGCTGAAAACCCTACTGACAGGCACGATGGTAAAGAAAGTTGGAGATTTGAGAGGGGCAAAGGGGAATATAAACAACCGAGTGGTAGGTGGCCGGCTAACTTTATTCTTAGTCACCTTGAAGGCTGTATCTCCCAAGGTAAGGATTGGGTTTGTGTAGAGGGTTGCCCTGTTCAAGAGTTAGATCGACAAAGTGGGGTTAGTAAATCTACAGGTGGGAGAATCGGCAATAAAGGGGGTGCTTATTCCCATCTTGGTGAGACAGGTTTTAAAGACAATGCAATAAAAGGAGACCCAGGCTTTGGTGATGAGGGTGGTGCTTCTCGCTTCTTCAAACAATTTAAGAAAGGAAATAACTAATGAAAGACATGATTGAATACTTCAAGACGATGATCACACCCCCTGTTGATGACGCGCTTGTCCTTGTCGCCAAGCCTTCAGAAATAGACTACGAGAGCTACCTTGATAATGGAGAGGAAGTTATCCCTAACCCCACTCCGAAATTACATGGTGTCATTCTACTTGATGAACCGACAGAGGAAGAGGCTCAGAAGCTCTACTCTATCCTCAAGCCTGGCGCCCACATCATTCTTATCCCTCAAGACATCGGCTACAAGGGTGTTATTTCCCTCGAAGATACAGGGTTTGAGGTGAGAGACGCGATCTTTGTAGGTGACGGAAATAATGACTTCCACTACTGCTCCAAAGCCTCACGTTCAGAAAGAGAAGCAGGATTAGGTTCATTTGAAGAAAAAGAAGGTCATGGTGGGATGACGGCGACAAAGAATAAGGACATGAAAACGGGTAGCGGTAATGAACGAAACAATATTCGTAAAAACATACACCCCACAGTTAAGCCCATTGAGATTATGGAGTGGTGCGCTAGAGACATAGCCCCTAACTCGAAAGTAGTAGACCCATTCTTAGGGAGTGGTACGACAGGTATCGCGATGAGCCGACTTGGGCATGACTTTGTAGGGATAGAGCTTAACCCTGAGTACGCCAAGATTTGTGAGGCTCGTATTCGACATTGGTCTCCGATAGGGTCGGAAATAAACTCTGAGGCAAAGGTAGGCGAGAGTGAGAAGAAAGAAGGGGGTATGCACTCTCTCTTTTAAAGACCTGTCTTTGTCTTTAAGTCCCAAGGGCCCCAATGAGCAAACTCTGAGATTTTCTCATTGAACGCCATGAGGTCATAAGTGTGGTAGTTGTTGAGGCGATCTATAGAGCCGAGCGCGTAGTACACTCGCTTGTCGATTCTTATTTCTCTGCCATTAGAGAAATCCAAGACATCTCCATCTATTTCGCACCAACAATGACCATAGGAAATGCCCTGTAATTCTCCCTGTCCCATGACCTCTCCATGAACAATTCTTAGGTTGGGCTGCCTATAAGCGTTGTCCATGAAATATCTACCGTTAGCTAGGTAGCAGTCTCCCCCTGTAGATGCGAGCCTTGTCATGTATCTCGGAGAGACTTTGAGCTTCTTTTTAGGGAGAGTGTCGAAGATCGACAGGTTACGCAAATAGCGACTCGCTAAATCACTCGCCTGCTTGTCGTAATATTTCATTATGGAGTCCCTTATATTCAGAGGGTGTTTTCTTATATGCTTGCTATAAATAGACAAGTAAGAGAGGGAAGCACATGATTCTTGGACTAGACCCTTCACTTAGGAACTTTGGGTGGGTTCTTATGGGAGACAACGGAGATTTCTTAGATAAGGGAATGATGGGGACGACAACTGAAATGATGTTTGTTGATCGCTATATTTATTTAAGAGAGGGCTTGCGAGAAATAGTACAGAGAGTTCGGTCAGAGCACCCCGACAAGACTCTTAGAGTAGGGATAGAGTCACCTATCTTTAATGATCTATATTCAGAGGGTATGTATGGGCTATTTCTGTACTCTAATGAAGCTCTCATGCTTGAGCGCGTAGATACTGTGTACTTATCCCCTAATCAAGTGAAGGCTCACGCAGCACTATTTCTCAACAGACCGAAAGGATGGAAAATGCAAAAGGGAGACATGGTAGAGGCTGTGAAGCAGGCAACTCAGGGGCAAGGGGCTAAGAGGTGGAATCACCACCAAGCAGATGCCTATTGGGTTGGGAGAATAGCGGGCAGATTTTGGCAACTCATTGAAGGTGAAATAGAGGTTGCCGACCTAAACGACTTAGAGATTAAGCATTTCACGTCCCTTGAGAAATACCTCAAGGGGAAGAAGGCAGGGCGCATTAAGCGCATGGGGATTACCCACAAAGAAAATGACCGCTATTTCAGGTGGTCTGATTTGGAGTCTTAATGTCTTATCTGCTCTTTGAAATAAGCATGGTCTTGGGAGCTATTTTAGCTCTCGTCTTTTCGGAAGGTAGACCATTCAAGCTCGACTATTTCATAGTCTTTACTCTGATGATTTATGCGCTTAGTAGCGTCTTAAGCTCATTCGCGTGGTGAATGTAGTTCTTGATTGAACGAACCGTGTCTACATCAAAATCGCAGTCTTGGCTGTAGTAATACTGATCATTCACATAAGCAAAAGCTTGGTCAAGAAGCCACATAGCCTCGTCCAAATCTTCATGCTGACTGAAGAAGGAGACTAGCTCCTTAGTCCCCTCAGTAATGTCCGAAATGGGGGGGAACTCGCGCTCGCTCTCTCTCGCGTTTTCAATGAGGATGTTAAAAGCGTACTGATACGCACATTTTTTAATGTCTGTGATTTTTGACATATTATTTCTCCGTAGAAAAGGCACAGCTCTTACTGCACCGAGAGGGGAAGAATCTTATTCTACCAATTGAAGAAAAAAATCTGCCCCTCTCTAATATAATTAAAGCGACCTTGGGGATGAGCCTCAAGTCAGTAAAAGAACGAGGACAGGATGCCGAAAGAAAAGAAGCCGAAAACAGATTTGCTGAAAGCGGCTAAAGCCGTAGCCCAAGCTCTGAAAGAAGATCATGTTGTCACCCTTGACCCCGATGCTCTAACAAAATCACGACCTCACATTTCAACGGGGTCTGTTGCAATCGACTATTTAATTGGGGGTAAGGAAAACGCACAAGGTGTCAGACCCTGCCCCGGCATCCCCAAGGGAAATATAACGAATCTTTATGGACTCGCAGGTGCAGGGAAAACCACGATTGCCCTTCAAACCGCAGCTCAGATTTGTGCAGATGGTGGGACTTGCGTCTATATAGATTGGGAACATGAGGTAGATCACCGCTATGCTTCAGTCTTAGGTGTCCCCGTGACCGACCCTAGTCGATTCATGCTTATTCAGCCCGATACTCTTGAGGCAGGTCTGCGCTATATCTTTACAATGGCAGATGCAGGGGTTGACCTTATTGTGATTGACTCTGTGGGCGCGGCTGTGCCCAAGGCATTTTTTGAGAATAATGACGGGGGGGGCATGGCGGTGGGCTTGACTGCGCGTATGTGGAGTCAGTATCTCCCTAAGATCAAGAGCAAGATCTCAGATACAGAAACAGCTATTATTGGCATTTCACAGCTTCGTGAAACAATCGGCGGTGGTCCAGGATTTGGG